TCATCACGCTTAATCTTTTGGAGTTTGTCGAAGATAGCGAGCTTATAAACCTCTTCCGCTTTCTCCGCTTTGTTGGCAAGCTCTTTGGGGCGTGTGCGTTTCCATGTATCATACCACCACTCAAAGCCTCGTACAACGGAATACTCCGCATCCCATATCTGGAATTTGAGATATTCATTAGCCCATTCGGACGGCTTTACACTGTCTGGGTCGTAGGGGTTTTTATCTCCCCCTTTGTAGAGCTTGCAAAGGCTCTTTACCATTTCAATTATGTTGCTCTGCGCCATATTGTTTTGGGGATTGGATTATAT